TTTACATCTTATGAGTCATTATTTACTACAGATTTGATGGATGATTGTGAATTTGAATTGTATAGGTATATGGCATCAAAGAATGCTAAAGCTCGTTGGATATGTCAGATACTATTCTCAGTACTTGCTGGTGATAATAGAGTTGTTAATAAGTTTTTTACTCTAGGTGTCCATGCTAAGCGGATGTCTGGAGAGATGAACACAAGTTTAGGAAATGGGTTTAGTAATCTAATGTTCTTACTGTTTGCAGTTTTTGAATATAAGATATCAATGTCTGGTGTTGTTGTAGAAGGGGATGATGGTTTGATGGGATTAAATAAAGATATACCGAAGCAGTATTTTGTAGACATGGGATTGAATGTTAAAATGAATACTGTTGATAATTTGGAAGAAGCATCCTTCTGTGGTATAATATTTGACCCTGTTGAACAGATAAATATTAGGGACCCTAGATCACCATTATGTACTACGATGTGGGTCACTAAGAAATATGCAGCAGCATCTAAGAAGAAGATGTTAGGTTTGGTTAAGAGTAAGGCTCTTTCTTTGGTTTTTGAGTATCCAGGATGTCCTATTTTATCTATTTTTGGACATAAGATACTATCACTTTTAGAGGGTTATAAGATGGTCATGATTGATGATTCTAGATATAATCAGCGATTACATGCAAAGTATATGATTAGGTATAATTTAGGTGAGATACCTATTAGGGAAATTGGTCAGCGTACCCGTGCCCTAATGGAGAAATTATTTAATATACCTGTATCAATGCAACATGCAATTGAGGATGATATAATGAAAATGACGCTTAACAATTGGGATACAGCAAATGTTCTAAGTATAATGCCTGACATTTGGATAGATAATTATAATAATTATAGTATGATTGTAGAAGCTAGACCGTCCGAATATAATAGACAGTATAGACCATTTACTATAAATACTAATATGGCTACATTGTATAAACCTGCTTTGGTAAAGAATGTTAAACGAGCAGTGAAGGGTGTCATGAATTTTCAAAATTTCAGTATGTCACGCCGTTTTAAAGGTAGAACAGTGCAATTTATATTGAAAGAGTATAATGAATATTTACAACGTAGGTATGATGCATTATACCGTCTACATTTAAACTCTTTACCGTTATAACCCCAGGTATTCCAAAATATAAACTATATTTGTGGAATTAAATTTGAACGTATAATATAATAATGATGATGAATAAACAGCAA